TATCTGGAGCTTAACTATGCTTTCCCGCCGCTGACAATCAGCTACTCGGACGCTGATATCTCCGACTCCTGCACGGTCACCATTGATGACGGCTTCTTGGAGGAGTACGTGCAGATGAAAAAGAAAAGGGGAAAAGAAGTTGCCGATGCTGTGTTTACTGCGATCGGTGTTGTCGGCAGTCTTGTGGGGATTCTATCGTTTTTCAGCCTAAAATAATGCGGATGCTGTGAAGGATAAGCACAATAGCATTGGACAAGGAAAGAATCTTCCAGGCAAAAATCTTCCTGCTGAGCCTTTCGTCAAGCGACTGTATTCGATCCCGCATGCAGCTCGAATCGCAGTTTCTTACGGTTGCACCGGGCTGATTGGTCAGGTATGACGGCATGACAACAACTTTTCTGCCGAACTTTTCCGAGAGCTCTGTCTCAAGTTTTTGCCGGTCGCTGGCGCGGAGCTGCATAGTCGGCCAAAAGACCAGTGTGCTTGTGTCGTCCGGGGCGCACCTGACAGCCTCTATGTAAATTTCATGGCCGTCGTCGAATGTCCACTTCATTTCCCTGCCCTCGCCTCCGTTATGATTTATAGCGTTGCGCTTTATACAGCGGTTTGCGATTCTGATTATATACAGCGTTTTGCTATATGTCAAGAGGTAATATTAAAAAAATAAGCGATTTGTTATAAAGCTTGAAAACGCCGGAAATATCGCGTATTGTTATATCAGGTGATAAACTATGAATCGTATCAAGGAATTTAGGCAGGAAGCAAGGCTCAAGCAAAAAGACCTTGCCGATATGCTGTCAGTAAAGCAGGGCACTGTGAGCGGCTGGGAAGTCGGTCGCCGTGAGCCTGATTTTGAATCCTTGAAACGAATGGCCGATATTTTTAATTGCTCAATAGATGAGCTTTTAGGGCAAAAAGAAAAGCCCGTCGTCAAAGACGACAGGCTTAACCGCAAGCTAGAGCTGCTCAACGATGAGAACTTGCAGCGCATGGAGGACTATGTTGATCTTCTATTAAAGACGCAAGGAGAGTGAGCACCCTCTCCCGGTCTTCCGGCGGCAGTTGCTGATACTTACTGATAATTCGGTTGATCTGGTCTCTCCGTCTGGTGTCCTCCATGGTTGCCTCCTAAAATAAATTTGCGGCGCACAGGAACACCGCAGGGCTGCCGGCTTTGCGCCCCCCCTTCATTGTAGAATTGCTCCGGCCTTGGTTGCCGCCTCGACCGAAGCTTTAGCAGATATCCGGTGCTATGGTCTATCTGCTACGCTTAGATATTATCATAATATCATCGGTTATGCCTATGCGCAAACACGGTCAAATGACCGCGAAGCTCGGGTATCTGCTGCCTTAATCAGAATATAACGGGTTTGGGGGGCGAAGAAATGGCGGAAAAGCCGCTGTTAAAAGATCTGTGTCGGGCAAATAAGGGGAACAACTCAAGCAGGCGCATTGCGGAGCTGTCCGGAGTACCGGAAGCGACGGTTAACGGATTCTTCGCGAGAGCGTCAAAAGACCCGTCGGTGTACACGGTCGGCCCGATCTGCCGGGTCTGCAATGTGTCGCTGGACGAGTATTTCGGCATTGAAATTCCGGATAAAACTTCGGAGAACGAACACCGCATAGAGGTGCTTGAGCACGATAATGCGGCGGTCAAACGGGAAAATGAGCTGCTGGAACGCTCATATGAGCAGCACCGGCGGGCGCTGCGGGCAAAGGACAGGTTGATTTACTGCCTGACCTTCGTCGCAGCGATGGCGATCATCGCGCTTGTCCCGTATTTGAGACTTGATATCATAGACCCCGACTTCGGCCTGTGGCGAGGCGCCCCGTCCGTAGTCGGAGCGGTCGTGATCGTTGCGCTGACGGCCGGCGTCACCGCGACGGTGTACTTTTTTGTCATCAGCCGCAAAGAGCGGCGGGGGAAATAAATTCACGCCGGTGCCCAATTAGGGCACCGGCGATTTTATCAGGAGGCGACGAGGATGGATACGGCCAATCTTGAAGATTACCGGGCGTTCTGCAAACCCGCAGAACTGCATAAGGCTGTTAATATGCTGCGTGGTCTTGTTGCTGGAATCTCGGCAGACGGTAGCGCTTCCGTGGAAGAGATTTGCGAGTTTTCCAACTGGGTCAATCTACATGCTAATCTGCGCAATCGCCATCCATTTACAGAGCTTATTCCAGCCGTGGAGGAAGCGCTTGTCGATGGCGTTTTCACTGTCGAGGAGCGCCAAAATATATTGTGGCTTTGCGAAAACTGTGCGGAGAGTAGCCCGTATTACGACGTGATCACCTCTGCTGTGCAGTATCTCTCAGGGATGGCGCACGGCTTGCTTGCTGACGGTGAACTGTCGGACG